CTATGCTTGATCAGTTTGTTGGTAGTGATAATAAAGAGGAAATTGAGCTTACCGCAACAACCAATAGTGTATATACACCAGATGAAGGTAAGGTATATAAAAAAGTAACTGTTAATGTTCCTCTTAAAGAAGAAATTGAGTTTTATGCAACTCATAGTGGAACTTTTACACCTGAAGAAGGTAAGGTTTATAATAAAGTTATAGTGAATGTAGATACTCCCGCACATTATACATATACAATTGTTTTAAATGGTGGTTCATATGGTGGTAATCCATTAGTTTCCCGCGCGGCAGTAGATGGAACTATATTTATGCCTTCACTGTTTTGGCCTAATAATTGGGAACACGAAATAATTCCACCAGAGGGAAAAACTTTTTCTGCACTTACGACAGTACTAGATGATGCAAGTACAGCAGTGACAGAAAATTTTCAAATACATTCAGACATAATTTTATATATACTTTGGGAAGATGTACAACAATAAATAAAAAGACCGACTTATATGTCGGTCTTTTTTTATTCCCAATTTGTCATTCCATTTTTCTTTTTACGTTTTGGCGGTGTCTTCGCCCAAATTAAGAAGTCTCTCGCGCGAGTGGCTGATACATAACATACTTTTGCTTCATCGTCATTATAGGCTCTGATATTGTAAGATAGGACATAAGGAGATTCCAAGCCTTTCGCGCTGTGTACAGTTAAGATTTTAATTGTGTCTGCATTTAATCTGTCTTGTATTTGGGAATTAGTTAGCTCTGATTGTTTAAAGGTGTCGGTTGGGACATCTTTCTTTTTAAAAAGTGATTTAAATAATTCAATGTCTGCATTTGTGCGGCAAAGCACGAACCAATCGCCCCAATTGGTATTAAGTTTGTTTTTTGTCATTATAAGTGTGTCTACTGCTTCAGATGGTGTGTAGTTACCTTCTAACACGTGCGCCCGCCCGTCAGAATCTCTCATGGCGATGGAGTCATCTTCATAGAATGGGCCGAGGCGATAGAGAAACTTTTTCGCAAAACGAAGTATCTCTGGTAGGTTACGGAAGTTCTGCCTCATGTAGTAGACAGTTACATCATGGTCACATTCTTTTGAAATAAGGTAATCTGGATCGGCATCGCGCCATTTGAATAGGGTTTGACGAATATCATAGAAATACATGTAGTTATCTGGGTTAATCATTTCGTAGAACTCAAATTGTAAAGTTGATACGTCTTGTGATTCATCGCTGATTAGATGGGTTACATGTTTCAGACATTGTGGATTTTTCTTAATCTCTTCAAATAGATCATCAAATCTTTCTTCTTCAATAATTTTGGAGGTATCAATTGCGTTGCCGCGGAGTAGGTAGTTACAGTATGAATGGATTGTTCCAATGAATAAACCATTTGGATAACCAAGTCGCTCATACATAACTGATGCTGCATTGTTTGTAAAAGTAATTGCCACAATTTCTTCTGGTGGTATTCCGTTATCAAGTAAGTATTTAATTCTACCTACAAGAGTTTGTGTTTTACCAGATGCCGCTGCGCTTGCAACTAATACATGTGGTGCTTCTGTTGTAATAATTTGTTGTTGAGTTAAAGTAAATTCGTTCATAAAAACTCCTCGCGGTCGACTGTCGTCGCCGCCTTTCAATTTATTTTTGCTCACCCCTAATGGTGTTAAGCCCATAGTTTTTTGAATCGTAGAAATCAATATAATACGATTCTCTTTCACTTAATTTATCTTTAGGTACTTCTTCTAATAACTCAAATAGAAATTGCTCAGGACCATCCTGGCTCATCACTCTATGTAACTGCGATGAAGCCAATGTTCCAACTCCAAGGGCTGTCTTTACATGGGAGGTCCATCTATCCGACACATTATTAGCTTTTCCAATATATATCTCACCCGTTTTAATTCGAGTTATTTTATAGATGCCACTACTTTCAATAGCAACTCGCTTACGTAATTCAGCGAGTGGCTTCTGATAGTAAGCGCTCCATATAACCTTATTAATCGCTTCTGGATGTCGGAGGCGCGGAGCTACGCTTCGAAGTATCTCTACATCATTGTGGTCTTCATCACTAAATTGAATTTTATAGAAGTCCTGTTGTTCTTCGACCTCGCGCCGTCTACGTATTTCCTCATTAATGGCAGCGCGCTTTGTACGTTCTTCTTCTAAGGATTTTTGAACTTCTTCAAGTTCACTTTCCATTTGTGCTCTGCGTGCGAGATAACTATCAACTTGATTATTGAAACTACTATTTGCGTTGAGTTCGGCTTGTTTTAGTATTTGTTCAATTTCTGTACGCTTGCGCTGTTCGTACTCTGCGGCCGTGCCATCAATTTCTTTTATCTTGCCTTGTTTATAAAGGTCAAGGTCTTGATTGACTTCATTATAACGCTTTTCTTTTTCATCAAGTTTAATTTGAAGTTCATTAAGCTGATTTTTTGCTTCCATAGTTTTATTATAGAAAATTTGGTCATTTATCGCCATAGTTAATTCAGCTTGTTTTTTAGCGTTGATAATTTCGTTATCAATCTTTTGTTTTTCTTGCTCCCATTCTTCTTTGAAGTAGTCTTTTATCTCATCCTTTCTTAAAGTTTCTAGTTTGTGATTTTCAAATACTAATTTTTCTACTACTTTCTTTTTCTTTTTATTTTGTGAATATAATATAATAATAACAATACTTAAAAGAAGAGGGATTAATAAATAATAATAATCCATATTAATTCCTCTTAAATTTTAAAGTAAATATACACACTAATAATAAATAATATGTATAATTACTTTAATTTTTTTGTTTTTCTCTTTCTATTATATTATATCAATTTTAGCGTCAATGTGTCAAATTTTTATGCTGTTGCCAATCAAGGTCATTTTTCCACTTTGAAGTCGCGCGGAAGCGTGGATTGAATAGGTCGGCCGCAGTGTGCAGATTGTCAAGCTCCCAATATGGAATTATATACAGTGGTATTCCATGTGCGAGACAATAACTTATCTTTCGTCTATCTCGCTCTTTTGCTCGCTCGAACTCTGCGCGAGTGCTATAGAATTTTGATACGTAGCGGTAATGTTGTTCTCCATTCACTTCAACAATGGCCCGGCCGCCATGTACGGATACATAGAAGTCAAACCTATATTTACCACTTCTTAAATCTATAAATCTTTTCTCTCTTTCAAACTTAATTTTACCTTTTTGTAATAAAGAAATAACTCGTTCTTCATAGCTACTCATGGTCAATTCCTCCTTCTCTAAAAAGTAGAGTTTTCTCTGATAAACTCCACTTAATACCGAAGGAGAATGTCCCATGGGGATGGAAGTGGAGGATGCTATGGATTTAATTGAAATCACCAACCTCACGCATATGGGGTTGGTTGGCTTGGCTGTCATTCTCGCGGGAATGATAAAAATACCCAAGTTAGAAATTAATCTTTGGAATTGGATTGGTCGTACAATAGGTCGTTCTATAAACAGAGAAGCTATGGAACAGGTCGATACTTTTTCAAAAAAAGTTACTAGTCAAGTAGATGATATATCTAAAAAGGTTGATGATTTAGAAAGAGCTGAAGAGCTTGAGAGAGTACGTCGTTCACGTCAGCGTATTTTGCGATTTAACGATGAAATCTTATGTGGGCAAAGGCACTCTAAAGAACATTTTGATGAAATCTTATATGATATAACAAAATATGAACACTATTGTAATGAACACGAAGATTATGAAAACGATAAAGCTGTTTTAGCAATTGAGTCTATTAGAGAAGTCTATAAACAGTGCATGAAAACACATGACTTCTTAATGCCGATTAAAAAAACAGAGGATTGATATATATTAGGAGTAAAAGGAAATGGGAGACTTTACAGGTTTTAAGTTTGGTAACGTGCATAGTTACGATGACCTGGGAATCACCCGCGTCTCTAGTGGAGACAGATACGATGAAGAACTGTTTCCAGAGATAAAGGATTTAACAGCTGAGGTACCAGGATTAGACGGAGAATATTACTTTGGCAGCACTTATGGACCAAGGTCGTTTCAAATAGACTTTGCATTTGATAGTCTGACAGAGTTACAATTTAGAAAATTAAGGACGACTTTTGGAACAAGAGATATTAAGAAATTAGTATTTGATGAGCGCCCTTATAAATATTATTTAGCCAAAATTGAAAACCCAATTGAACTTTCATTTGTTTGTTTTGACGAACCAAATTATACGTGGGAAAAAATTCAACTTGCTCAAAACACATATGCGCAAGGCATTAGTGGAGATTTTGAGTATAAAGCTTATGATGGCACCACAAGACGTATATATAAAGGTGAAGGTAGTGTAACATTTGTTTGTTACTTTCCTTTTGCTAAGTCAGCTTACAAAGAGCTTCCGGTGGATGAAGCAGAGAGTGATTGGGTTATTTCTAGTGGAATTTTATCAGCTACGGCATATGCAGAGTTTGATACATATAATACAACTACTGGTGTAATAAAGGTATATAATGCTGGTGATTTACCTACTGGTTTTCGTTTATATTGTCCATTTACTGCGGCCAGTTCATTAAAACTTACATATACGTCTGGTTCAGGAAATACGGCACAGCTTAATATCAATCAAATTACACCACAAATTAATGGCACTGGTGCAAATGACATAGGTATATTAGTTAATACTGACAATGGACTTATACAGGGGGTACAGACGTTTGGAATTGACAATTCGGGTAATTCAACTTACACAACTTCTGGTAATCTGTATAATAGCTATATTGATTCGGGATACTTTTTCAAATTAGAACCTAGTATAAGTCAAGAAGATGGTGCAACTATTACTATTACAGATGCGAGTGATAATATAATTTCAACTAACGGAATTAAAATTTTCTACGATTACTTATACTTCTAGGAGGCGCACATGGGTGAGCGTTTAATAAAACCATATGAAATTTCTGTTTGGGAAGATAAACTCATCCAGGGCAATTTCATAGAAAATAAACTAGCCGTCATCGGCTCAGATACAATGACGGGGTTAAATAAGGTTTATGACCCCGTTTTTAATAAAAAATCTAATGGAGAGAAAACACTTACTTTCTCTTTAAAATATAAATATTTTGATCCATACACAGGTAATAGCGATTTTGTTAATCCGTTTGCGGCATTGTTAATAAATGAGCGTAAGGTTAAACTTCATTATGATAATCAATGGTATGAGTTTATAATTAAAGATCATACAGAATCAAGTGATGGTTTAGAGTGGACGTATACTTGTACTGATGCATTTGTCCTTGAGCTTTCAAAGAATGGATATAACATTACTTTTGATTCAGAATTAAACAACAATCAAGGCACCGCATATGAGTTGGCGAAAGAAACTTTAAAAGATACTGATTGGCAAGTCGGTGGTGCGAATGTAGGAAAACAGTTGGTTGCAGAGCCAATTTATAAGGCTAAATTAGTTTCAACAACTGGTATTGATATTATTAATGCAAATACTGGCACTACTGCAAATATAGCAGTAAATACAGATATATATGTATTTTATAGCTATGTAAAGAATCAGAATGGTAAGTTTGTTCAATTCATTATTAGGGATGGTAGCTATACTATTGATGATAATAATGTAATTACAGATGATAATTATAGAATTACTACTGATTTAACTTATGATAGTGATTCTAGTTCTTTTAAGAAGAATACAACTTCGATTATTCAGTTGGTTGTTACAGATAATGGACAATCTGTAAATCCAATTGAAACTGAATATCAAGCTAATCGTTTGGTATATAATCAGCTTACTACATATGATCCAGTAATGGGCCGCACTGTAGATATATTTAAATCCGGCGATAAAGAAGTATATAGATATACTGATTATTTATATACTACCTCTAATATAGTAACTAATTTTATTACTAATGGAGATAATTTTAATGTATTAGAAGATGGTACATTACAAGGTTGGAATCCATACGTAGATTTTACTCATGAGTCAGAAGATGAAAGAATAGATAAATTAGAATTAGTTACTCGTCCTGAACTTGGTACTGATGTAGAATTAGCTGATATTAGTCAACTATCACAAATTGAAGGCTTCTTAAAAGTAAAATTTAAAGGTACATTAACACTTAATAATGATCATTATGAAAATGCTGTTTATAATAGCGGTATTGAAAACAATGTATCATTTATTAATTCAATTGCGAAAGGTGACCAGTTTGTATTCAGATGGCGCGCTGGTGTTGGTGAATTAGATAGTTTAGTATCTACGCAACAGTTAAGACTTGTTGTTGCTAAATATACACAAGACGCACCGACGTGGGGTTATTATTATAAACACTTTACACCAGATGATATTATCTTACAATTTAATGGGGAGCCACAACAATTAAATAATATAATTAGCGGCGGCACAATAGATGCAAATGATAATTATGTTATTGATGATGTAATACAAACTCCATCTACTAAATATATATATAAGGTAGATAATAGTGAATATGTATGGAACGCCTTAACCGGTTCGTTTGAAGCTAAAACTAGTTCAAATTATATTCCATATTATTATTTAACTGCAACAGCAATAAAATCTGTGTCAAACGCGGTTTTAACTGATCCTACAGAAAAAATTGGTATATTTATCTATCATGTTAATACAGAAGTACCAGCTTGTACTTATTATATTCAAGATGTTCAACTGACTCGTTTTATACCAGATGAACAAGGTAATCCTATAATAATGGGTAATGTACCAACTGCTACTTCTGTTGCCACAGAGTATTACTATCTTAAGCCAATGGAAGGCACGGCCGCAGAAGACATAGAAACATATACGTCTGCAAGTGAGTTAGGACTGAATGATTTAGAGCCAGTTTATAACGAAGACTCTGAAAAGGTTTTATCAATTAGTGTTTCAAAGTCTAATTGTTTTAACATATTACAAACAATTGCGGAAACTTTTGAATGTTGGGTCGATTTAGTGGTTGGACATGATTCTAAGGGTTATATTACTTCTACTAACGATAGGCCTAATAAGTATGTATATTTACGTGAATATATAGGTAAAGATAATTGGTCTGGCTTTAAATATGGAATTAACATACAATCTATTGAGCGAACAGTTAATTCTGATGAAATAGTAACCAAATTAATGGTTGATCAATCACAATCTGATTATGTAGATGAAGGATTTATATTTATTGCAAATGCTCCATCGAATCAGAGTGGTGAAGCATATATTTTAAATTTTAATTACTATTATAATCAAGGGTTACTTGATAGAAATGAAGCCGAAAAAGATAGACTTGCTCTTACGGAAGCACTCGCGCAGAAAAATAATGAGTTGCAAGTAAAAGAAAAAGAGCGTAATGATTTAAAATTATCATTAACAACTCTAAATAGTAAGAGAACCGTATATAGTGATTTAGTTACTACCGCAGAAGATACTCAAAGTAGAACACTTGCAGAGTTTGAACAATTAACAGGACAAGCATATGAGGACTATAGAGCAGAACATATTAGTTTAGAAGATGATGATCAATTAACTGAAGAAGATACTATTCTTGATATACTTGGTGAATTATATACTAGTTCTGCTACAATTAATAATTATGCTGGTATTCTGACAAACATAGAGCAAGAATATTGGAAAGTTAGAAAGCAATTATATGGCTCTGAAAACTTTTATGTAAAAATTTGGGTAGATAGAGACATTAATAATCAACGACATGTATGTGTTGAATTAAATGACTATTTACCAGATTTTAGTTTTACTTTAGGCAGTCAGACTGAGGCGGCAACAGTAAATAAAAAATATTGGGATATTACTTCTAATGCATCTTCGATTTTATTTACTGCACCAACTGGTTATACGATTACTGAAGATACATATACAATTAATGATAATAAAATTAAGAAGATTAAAATTAGTTCCTCAGAAACATATCCTGGTATAGAAGACGATATTGAAGATATATTAGATGAGAAGAACAAATTAACTAAAGAATTTAATAATAAATATTCACGTTTTATTCAAGAAGGAACGTGGAGTTCAACCGATTATATAGATTCTGAGCTTTATTATCTCGACGCATTACAAGTAAGTAATACCTCAGCACAACCAACGGTTTCATATACGATTAATGTAGTTGAAATTAGTGAGTTAGAAGGATTTGAAGATTATTTATTTGATGCTGGCGATAAGACTTATATAGAAGATACAGAGTTTTTTGGCTGGACAAACGTCGGTGGCACACTTACTCCCGCGCGAGAGGAAGTAATTGTATCAGAAGTTGAATGGCATTTAGACGACCCAAGTCAAAATATAATAACTGTTCAGAATTATAAAACACGATTTGAAGATTTGTTCCAACGCATTAGTGCGGCGGTTCAAACGGTTCAATATAATGAGGCAACATATGCAAAAATTAGCTCTTTACTTGATGCTAATGGAACTATTAATCAAAATGTATTACTTGCTTCATTAAATAAAATTAGTGGACAAGAATACAATTTAACTAGTGATGGTTCTGTAGTCATTAATGGAGATATGATATTAATACAGAATTTGACTAATCGTGCTAATCGTGTTATACTTAATAGTGAAGGAATACAAATTTCTTCTGATGGTGGTCAGACATGGAGAACTGTACTTACTGGAGAAGGAATTGATATAGGAACAGTTTATACTGGCGTTTTAAATACCCAAAGCGTAGTTATTGGAAACGATCAAAATCCGAGTTTCCGTTGGGATAAATCTGGAATTAGTGCATATAAATCAAATCAAGATGGCTCATATGATTTAAAAACATATGTACGTTATGATGAATATGGTTTATATGGAATTAAAAACAACGGTACTTTTAAAGCCAATTCATTACAAGACGTACTTGATAAAGCACATTTTGCAGTTACTTGGGATGGATTTTTTATAAAGAATGATTACCCAGGCGGCGGAAGAGTTGAAATTACTTCGGATAATGATTTTAGAATTTTAAAGAAAGTTAATGGTGAAGACAAAGAAGTAATTAAAATTGGTGCTCTTGAGTGGGATGGAAGCCCAGAACGTCCTCAAGATACAACAACTGCCCCATCATTATATGGTATTAGAATTACTAATGATGAAGACGTAGAAACCTTTAAAACTGGTACTGATGGTAATATTGAAATTACTGGTACTATTAATGCCACTGGTGGTAATTTTAGTGGTATTGTAAATGTGGGACCAACCAACCAAGACCATATCGTAATAGATGGTAGAAATGTAAATTATAATCCATCTATTCATTCATCTAATTATCAAGATGGTGCAGGATATGGTTGGATGATTAATAAAGATGGTGATGCAGTATTTAATAATATAACTGCACGTGGTGCTATTAAAACTGCTGTATTTGAATATGCAGAAATACAAGCAGTTGGTGGTATATTTATTTTTAGACCATCTAGTACAATTAAGAGTGCAAAAGTTAGTGGCGATAACTTAATTGTGAAGGTTGAAAAACCACTATTATTTGCAAAAGTTACATATAATGAGGTTTCTAGTCCAACTGGTAATCCTAATGCTCAAGAATGGTATGAGAGAACTAATTATGGTTATCAAGAGACTAGTGATACTTCTGTAGTTAGTGGTAAAACATATTATGTAAAAAATGAGGTTACAAATGGAAGCTGGTGTAAGGTTAGTAATTACACTGCCGATGGTGTTGCAACTGATTCAACTATACAAAATATTCTATTAACTAATGGATTAACTCATGTATATCAAATAAGTAACGTTAATAGTAGTACAGGTGAAGTTACTTTAATTGGCGCGGCTGTCATGGTTACAGGACAAAATGCTGTGACAACGCTTGAAGAACTTGAAGGCGGGGCGCTTATAGATATGGGGCGTTCAGATGGATCTTCTAATTATGGTATTGGAGTCAATAGTTCTGATAATACTGTTAATCTGCCACGAAGAGCAATTTCATTATTTGAAACGGTGATAAATGAAAATGCTAATCCTAAAGTTTCTTATAGATATAGAGGTATTTTAGGAACTTTACCAGCTTTAGAATATACCGGTCAAGGCGCTCAAGTATCACAGTTATATCATGATAATTTAGAAGGAACTCAAGGTATATATACTGATAATATATATATTGGTGATCATAGTCAATATTTTACATATTATACAGAAGCTGGAACTAATAAGAAACGATTAAAAATTAGAGCTAATCAGTTTGAATTTGAGGTAGTTGATGATGAAACCGGGGAAAGTGAGTGGAAAGACATATCAGAAATTGAGGCAGAACAAGGACCTCAAGGACCAGCAGGACCAGCGGGAGCCGATGCGATTACAGTAAAAATAGAATCAAACGTTGGTAATGAATTGATTATGACAAATGAACAAGCTAGATTAACTTGCACTGTTTATCAAGGAAATACAGATATAACTAATACAGTAACTAGATTTACTTGGACAAAGCTGACTAAAGATGGAACTCCAGATACAACATGGAATCAAGCTCATGCTAATTATAATAATTCTTATCTGGATATAAGCGCAAGTGATATTAATATAAAAGCCATCTTTAATTGTCATGTTTTAATTCCAGATAATTAAGGAGGAATAGAATGGCTATAAGCTATGGAACAATAACAATTACAGACAAAACAGATTTGGGTCAGCTTTCTGTATTTTTAACTGGTAGCACAGTAAGCCAACAAACCTGTAATATTAACCCAGACCCTGATGTATACTATCCAGATTGGAGTAGTGTTGCTTTAGTTGTTACACCACACGCATATTATAATGATTCAGAAATACAATTAAGTAATAATAATTTAACAGTTTCTTGGAGTAAGATAGAAAATGGAGTTACTTATGCTGACCCAATTAATGATCCGACCCAACCAGAAGCTGCGACTGGAACTGGTAATAAAAGTTTACAACGTAATACTAACTTATCATTAAATAGTAGTGGTGTTATATATCAAGCTACTTTTACTTATCGACCAATAGCAAATGATAATACTACAATTATTACTGCAATTGCAACGATTAATTTTTCTATTACGAGTTATGGACAAAATGGCGCGGCGGGAGATCCTGGAAAGTCTTTACAATTAATAGGTAATGGTTCATATTTTACTTATACTTGGAACGATGATTTATATGGTAATTCTACAATTGAATTAGTTACTCAAAAAAATGATATTACATATATAGGTTGGAAATGTGATGGACAAACTATTTATTCTGGAACACATCCATCTATAACTGGTTCTACTAAATATACTGGTACTTCTTTAGTTGTAGGAGGAGATGATTCTATTACCGAAGGAGCTACAACAGTAAGAATTGGTACTGTAAGTACGAGTTGGGCAAACGATGGGTATGCTCAATTTCAAATTTTTGAAGCAGATTCTTCTGGTAATGAAGTATCTAATGGTTTTAAAGATTATTTTACTATATATAAATATAAAGAAGCGGCGCCAGGAGATAGTTTATATACCTCTTATTTAGATAATAATGAAGAAACTATTGTTACTTATCAAGGGGTAATGGATTTAAGTGGTGCTACTACGAGACTTTATATTAATGAAGGTGGAAGTAGTGATATAATTAATTGGTATATAAGTGTTTCTGATACTATTAATAATGCTAATCAATTTAATTATGTGGTTTGGAATAGTTTAGACTATCCAAATGGAACATTTATTGGACACTCAACTACACAAATTACTCATAATGGTACTCAAAATCCAACAATTAATGGAAGTGTTGTCCAAACAAGTGGTTTGGCTACTAATTCATTGGTTTCATTTAATAATAGTGGTTATGATGTATTTTGTTGGGATGGAACAAAATGGGTCTTAACTAATGGTAATTTACAAAAATACGGTCCAGATTGTGTAGCAGTTATTACATTTACAGTCAATACAGCAAAAATTAATTTTACTTCTCAAAGAGGAACTTATAGTGGTAATAATTTTACTCCAGATGGAAACATTGCTACATTACATAATAGTTT